TGAATCACTCGCTGAATCTGAATCACTTGCTGAGTCTGAATCACTTGCTGAATCTGAATCACTTGCTGAATCTGAATCACTCGCTGAATCTGAACCACTATCTGATGTAGAATCACTACCCGAATCTGAACCGCTATCTGAATTAGAATCGCTGCCAGAATCTGAACCTGGGTCAGAATCTGAATCCTCTGGAATTGGTTCAATTTCACCAGGCTCATCAGGTTGTTCAGGAACAACTGGTTTATCGATACCGTCACCAGAACCTGATCCGTTATTAAATGCTACTTCGTTGTCCCATGACATAGATCTCCATACAAACCTTGAGTCATACCCATATAAAGTTGAACGTAAAGCTAAATCACCTTTGCTATTCGGATCAATATGACCATTAACAACTACTATATACGGTGTTGTAATTTGATCATCAGGCGTATTAAACTCTACTTTATATTGATTTGGATTTGGGAATGTAATATTCACACTATTAGTGACATCCTCAAAGTTTTCTGGATTCACAAAGTAACTTTCAGATAAATCAGCTGCATTATCTACTTTATATACTTTAATACTTGTATTTTGCTGATCTATTAATGCATTACTATCCGTATTTGGTTTTAAATTACCTGTTAAAACCGGCGCAATAACGTTATCTCCACTTGGATTGACATAAATTGTCTGACGATACGTATTATTTGTTTTATCGATTTGGTCAATTGTACCTTTAATAGATAAGTTATAAAACTTACCATATTTTTCATAATCTACTAATACTGTTTTGTTTGCTGTTGTATTTCCTATGCCAGTAGCCAATGTCACATTACCTGTCTTTGTAACATTTTCAGGGTCAATATAAGCGGGCATGGTCAAAGTTGCTTTAACATCATCTTTAGTATTTACATAGTCTGTAAATGTATAAATAACATTACCATCACTATCGATTACACCATTTGCCAATACTTGATCTCCAGCCATAATTGGTGGCACTTTAGCAGTTGAAGTTACACCATTTAAGTTTAATTCTTTAGGTACAGTTATTTTGAATGTGTCACCTTTAACAGCAGAATTAGGCACTGAAAAACCATAATTCAGTTTGACATAGCCTGCTTGGTGCGGATAAACTGTATCTCCAGAGTCAATACCAACTGTCACATTCGTCAACTGATTCGTAATATCTGTGCCAGCTGCCGGTGCATCTGCAGCTACTGCCGCTAAACTAAATGCTCTCATTCTAGGCGCACTTGTATTAACCGCTTGATTAACTACATCTTTATTACTTGCATCTGTACTCTGTGGAGCTGATTCATTGTTTGAAGGTGTTGCTTCAGTTGAAGTATCTTGCGTTGTTGAAACATTTTCCGCATTTGTAGAATTTTGAGGTGAATTTACAGATGATACTGTATTAGTATCATTAGAAGTCGTTTCATTACTTGTTTGATTCACTAATTCCTCCGCATTTGTATTGCTTGATTGAGTTGTTGCCGGTGTATTAGCTTGATTCGTTGTCGTAGTAGTAGCTTCACCAGTTACCGGCGTTTCTTCCGTAGTTGCATTTGTTGATGATGATTGTGTCGTTTCCTGTTGTGCTGGATTTTGCGCCACACTCGTTTCGCCATTATTAGTGTTTGACGATGTTTTAGTATCACTCACGTTTGTGTCGTCTGTTTTAGGTGCAGCACTAACGCTACTTGAATCATTACTTTTGCTTTCGTTACTTGCGCTATCAGATTGCGTAACACTATTTTCACTTGCATCTGCTTCTTTACTGCTGAGTAGTCCAAAACCGATTAACGTACCTACAAGCACTGAAGCCACGCCAATCGATTTTTTCCGAATTGCGTGTTTTTCTTTTTTCTTCATATTCATTTTATTCCCTCTTTTTAAAAAGTCATTTTATATTAACTATATACCCTTTAAAGATATATTTAATCTCTGTTAATGGAATTATACACTAAAATTGCATTATAGCAATTAATTTGTATCGATATTTTATTATCCACAATAATACTTTACTAACAAACATTTTATTTATTGCTATTTTAAGAATTACAAACGACAACGTACGATTTGATTGCAAACATTTTTTATTATTAATATGAACTCTACCTAATGTAATCCTAGCTTGAAATCATATTTTTTCAAAAGCAGATGTGTAATTTATGGTACCTGTTTTTCCCGCTAAACTGTTCACTTTTAATTCTTTAATTAAAAACGCTTCGTCTGGTATACCATCATATGGTGGATAAATGTCGTACATACTTGCGCGTTGATATCCTAGATTGGCATAATACGTCGGCCATCCTAATACACTGATAAAATTATATCCTTTTAATATTGCTTCTCGTTCTAATGCTTGAATCAATCGCTTCCCAATACCTTTATTTTGATGATGAATATCAACAGATACAGGTGCTAACACTAATCCAATTTCCCGTTGTGCCTCGTTATCAAGATAAACTTCACTTAGTAAACCGTGACCTACAACTTCATTTTGAAGAACAGCTACTAATTCTAAGTTATTGTCATACGTATCACTTAGACGAATTTGGTCTACTAGCTCTGATTCATTACCATAACCATGTTCACTATTTTCAAATGCCGTTCTAATTAGCTGGTCAACTTGAGCAAAGTCATGTTGATGTATTTGTCTAATTTGCATCTTTGCCCCTCCTTTTAGTTCTATCTTATAGAAAAATGCATTACAACATAAAGTAATATTTTATAGTAATGACGCCATTATTTCATTAAAATTGAATGATATTTTTCGCAATTAACAACTACCCTCTTAAATCAATTTTTAGATAAACTGCAAATCATAAATTTCTTTATTATTATAAGTATTAAAACGGTCGATTTGACCTTTTAATATAACTTCCTGTTGTTTGCGACTTACATTATGATAATAAGTCATACGTACATTCAAATCAGCTTCATAACCATTATTCTCAATCGTTCTTTCTAATTCTTCGTACACATTTTTATTAATTGGTAACATGTACCCTTCTTTACTAGGTAAAATATTCACGTATTTTTTCTGAATGACTTTATCATTACCCAATAAAACCTCTATTGCAATTTTTTTAGCAGCACCGCCACCTAAATTATATAGTTTAATATAGTCTTTATGATGATGCTCTTCTGTTGCCGAATTCATTATATTAAGTTGATCCTCCTCCCTTTCTAATAAAATTTGGTTAAAACCTAAAGCTGGCAGAAAGCTAATTTTCATTTGATAAAGTTGAACTGAAACTGATACAAAATAAAATAAAGCCATAATAAATGTTCCAATAGATCCTATAGCTGAAATAATATTAATCATTAAGATATCAACCTTCCCATAAGAAATTTATATGATTAATTTCAAACTGAAAAAGCATTTTACTTAATCGTTTATATCCAAAAACAATCATTTTAAACGTTATATTCGACTGCTCATATAAAAAGTTTTGCTTTATAGCCTTAAGTAATTTTTTAACCATCAAGTACGATTATTATTACGGCAATCTATTTGCATTGACTAAAAAATACAATAACGCTTTTAAGAGCTCCCATCTTTGACCAGTATTTTCCAAATTAATAACACTTCTTCTTCAATACATATTCATCTCATACAAATAAGTTGATTTTTTTATTTTTACAAACGTAATTTCTTAACAAATCAAAATTTTACATTTAAATCTTTCGATATATTACAAGTTTTTTAAAAAAGTAATATATTTCTATCAATAAAAGTAATATAATATTAGTAATTATAGTTTCATTAATTTATTGCAACAATACATAGAATCATTATTACAAGAATTATTTAATATCATCTTAGAATCTCACAAAATATCAACTTTGTTTAATTGCTCAAAATGATAAGTCATTTAGAGTTTTTAAAATAAATTTTTGCGAAATAAAGGAGACATGTTAAATGAAAAAAGTAATGGGGATATTATTAGCAAGTACACTTATCTTAGGTGCTTGTGGACATCATCAAGATAGTGCAAAAAAAGAGAGCACTAGTCACAAAAAGAAAGAAAATGACAATGAAGAATTAAATGAAGAACTTAAAGAATTTAAAAGCAAAAAAAATATGGATATAAAAATTAAAGGCGATACTATTGTTAGTGACAAATTTGAAGCTAAAATAAAAGAACCGTTTATCATCAATGAAAAAGATGAGAAAAAGAAATATATCGCTTTTAAAATGGAAATTACTGCTAAAAAAGACGATAAAGATTTAAATCCATCTTCTATTTCTCATGACTATATTAATATTACTCAAGATGATAAAAATACAGTAAATAAATTAAGAGATGGTTATCTTTTAAGTGATAAAAAATATAAAGATTGGACAGAACATAACCAAGATCAAATTAAAAAAGACAAAACTGCACAAGCCATGTTCATCTATGAGTTAAGAGGTGATGGAAATATTAATTTAAATGTCCATAAATACTCAGAAGATAAAACAGTTGATTCTAAATCATTCAAATTTAGTAAACTTAAAACCGAAGATTTTTCTCATAGAGCGGAAACAAGAGAAGAAGTAGAAAAGAAAGAAAAAGAATTTGAAGAAGAGTACAAAAAAGAACAAGAACGAGAGAAAGAAAAAGAAAAGCAAAAAGATGACGACCACAGTGCTTTAGATGAAGTATAAATTTTTGAATGCTCGCATACAGCGTTATAATCTTCGTAATTATTATTGTCATTATAAATTAGCTTACCTCCACTCATAATGACACACTAATTTAATTGTTAAATACAACAAAAAAGAGTAGCTCGCCTACTCTTTTTTGTTGTTTTGAATGAAGAATTATCTTATATAAAGAATTTTTTTATGAACAATACTAAAACTCTAAGCTCAACTTTTTTGACACTTATTTGACACATATTCTTTCAACCCTTAACGCAAAATCTTATATGTACACAAGTATTAATTTTTCATTCATGAAAATTTGAACCTAAGCAAATACTATCATATCAACGTACACAGCTAATTTAACCTTCCTCACAAGAATAGATAAAAAACATATAAAAAAGCCCACATCCACAAAGGTTGTAGGCTACAAATATGGAGACGGCGGGAGTAGATTTATCCGTTTATTTAATAATGTATTATACATCATAAAAGCCGTCATATCAACGTTTTCATTGCACACTAGCCTCAGTATAAAATGTTAAAATCGAAAAAACAATATAAATTTGGGGCAAACATATTATTCCCAGACTTTATCAGGTGATTCTAATGTTTCAATTGTCATATCAAATGACTTCTTGTATTCTTCATATTCATCATAAATCCATGATGTATTTCTATCATTATCACGAACCATTCGGCTCATAATATGATAAATTCTCTTGGCATCTTCAACATACTCTTCATTAAAACGTTCAAAATCTTCATGAATAAAGCAAAATAATTCAATATTTTCTAATGTTGAATACACTTCATTTAGAATAATAATCTCATTTTTATCAAAGCTATTGACTTTTGGATCAATTATCTTATCATACAAACCCTTAATCCTAGAATTTAAATATTCAATCTTTCTTTTTACAAAATCTCTATGAATTAAATTAATCACATCATCACCCCATCTTTTTATTCTATTATAGCATGTTGTGTTACATTTAAAGTACCATTACCCACAAAAATATAATATCTTGCAATACAATGCGTTTCTCAGCGTCTTATTTATACGCCTTACCATAAATAGTAAGCGTTCTGTTTAATCCATCATCATTTTGAACAGATTCAATATTAAAATCTAAATTTTTCCACTTGATACGTTGTTTTGAGGTTATCCCCTCTCTGTATCTAATAATGAACCTCACAGGGATTTCTGAAGCTGTAAGTCCAGAACTTAAATACTCATTACCACGAATTGTTTTTATATCTGCCCATGGTTTTGCAATAACGTTCTCTTTAAAATTATTTGGCATTGGTCCGCTACTTACTCTTTCAACTATTTCTATTCTATTATTAAAACGATATGCCATAAATACACCTCCTATATCTAACGTCGTGATTTGCGACGTAACGAATCGTTACCCCAGCGCTTACATAGCTCTCAAAAACTGTTCATAGTTATCAAACAATCCCACATACGCATCTAATAATGAAGCTGTGCCATCTATACGGCGTTTGGGTGATTGATTCTTAACAGGAACAATATTTCCGTTACGATCTGTTTCTATACCCGTGTTTGTTAAGCACCACTTCAAAATCGGATTGTTATTATAATTGATTTTGTGTTTCTCTAAATCAGCACCCATATTTTGCATCGGTAAACTTAAAGTTCTAGCGCCTTGTGGCGTACGTACCATCTTAAAGCCGTTAGCTTCCATTTCGTCAACCCAGTAACGAGCAGAATAATTATCGTAGTATATCCATAGTGGCGTGATGTCATATTCATTCAGCATCTCTAAGAACCATTCTGTGATGTCGCTATAATCAATTGTATTGCCCCTACACAAACGAAGTAATCCTTGTTCATACCATTTGTCATAAGGTATCTTATCTTCGTCTACACGCTTTCTGAGGTTATCCTCAGGCAACCAGTACATCTGATGTACATAACGCATTTCTGTTTCAGGTTCTACAAATAACAACGTGGCACAACTAAGGTCTGTAGTGATGGATAAATCAGCACCACCTATCGCATAACTACCTGAGAAGTCACTTATATCAAAAGTATCTTCATTATTAATCGCCTCAAATGTGAGCCATGCGCTATGTGTGACTTCACGTATATTAAAATCTTTCGTTAAGATTCCTGTTAAATCATTCACATTATTTTTAGCACGTGTAACCTTACGTTCTAAGTCCTCGACCTTTTTTGATACACCTAAAGCAGGATTTGCCTTTTGCCAGCATTCAGGTATCTTATATTCTGCTTTATGATCTAACTCATACATAATCGGTAAAAAGTTATCATCTGTAAATTTACCGTCAACAACATTGCAGGCATACTCATATAAATCATCAAATATTGTACCTCTATGAGTGCCAGCTGTTGTAATCATTATCAGTAACGGTTGTGTACGTGCTGATTGAGACTGTTTCATAACCTCATACAAATTACGGTCTTGAATAGAATGTAATTCATCAATCACAACGAGATGTGCATTCAATCCATCAAGTGAATTTGAGTTTTTGCCTAGTGATTGCATTTTACTGAAGTTATGCGCAAAATATAAATCACTTTTACGCTTACGGATATTTTTATTTAAATCAGGACTCTGTATAATCATCTCATGCGCTTGGTCAAATAAGATATTAGCTTGGTCACGTTTTGATGCAACTGAGTACACTTCTGAGCCACTTTCACCGTCTGCAATCATCATATATAATGCAATAGCACTTAACATGGTTGTTTTACCATTCTTACGCCCAACAAAGAAAAAGGATTCTGTATAACGTCGGTAACCCGTCTCTTTATCTACAAAGCCAAATAGCGCCGAAATATAGGCTTTTTGGAACAAATCTAACTTTAGGGGTTTACCCGCCAGCTCCCCTTTAGAATGACGGCAGAAACGTTCTATGAAAGCGATAGGGCGTTCTGCTTTAGATTCGTCATAAATATATTTATCGTGATGTTTCATGTCATCTATGAGCTTTTTATACTGCTTACGTACACGATTTGAAGCAACTATATCGCCATTTTCAATTGCACGATAATAGGCCTCAATTGGATTAGCCATTGTTCACAAACTCCATAAAGCTATCTGATTCATCTACTTTTTCAGGGAACAATGACAACAATTGTTTGTACGTAGCGTTATATTTAGGCATTGTAGCGTTATAGGCTTTCATTGCTGGATTCTCCTTGAGGTAGGATTGTTCACCTTGAGTAAAAACGTATGTTGCGCCATGTTCACGTACAGTCTGTTTAAGCTCGTCCATCGTTTCTTTCATGAACATCAATTCTTCAAGTAAATCGTAGGCTACATGTTTATTTTCTATATCATTTTTATCAATATATGTTTTAAGTTTTTCTAAATTAATATATTTCATCTATAAATTCTCCTAACTTTATTTTTAGCCACCCCTAAACTTTCAAAATATCAGATGGAGGAAAAGAAAGCCCCAGCACCGTTTCCCAAGCGTTCCTTTCATATCAAGGTTATAGGGGGTATCCTATTTTTATTTTATTAACTTTTTATAATGTTACCTTTTTCATCAAATTGTAATCCTTCACCAATTGCTATGCTCCCGAAATGTTCCTGATTATGACACGTTTGACACAATGCTTCTAAATGGTCATGGTTCAAAGATACATACGGATTCTTATAATTATCAGCGTTTAAATATACTTTGTGATGGCATATACTTGCCAACGCCCCGCATCTTTCACAAATATAATTTTGTTTGGCCATATAGCTGTTTTTGCACTTAATCCATTTTGTAGACTTGTAAAATGAATGCGGAATACTTCTAGCCATTATATTCACGTCCTAATGCAGTTAAAGACACCAATAAACTGTCGATGGTACGCTTTAAACGCTCACTGTCCTGTGTCTGTGGGTCAAACCATAACTGCAATATAAACTTTGCCGTAGTCTGCGCTAATGGTTGCACTGGCTTATCCAACCAATCACGCCCAGTAGTGATATACAAGTAATTAGGTATAGCATCAATGAGTGGCTCGATAATCTCATCATTGTAATCACCATCTATCCGTAAAGTATTACGTGCTTCTTCAATTGTTATGATCATTATGTTCACTCCTTTTATAAAAGGACACCAGCAATCACTGATGTCCTAATCTACTCTATTACTTATAGCACTTGTGGTTCACCTGATAATTTAACAAACGCTTCGTCAACTAGTACACGAGTATCTGCAACTGCCATCGCTCTATAGTCAATAAGTCCTGAACGGAATGATGACTCACGTGAGCTTTCTAACATTACACCTTGAGGCAAATTGTAACCTACATAATTGAAGTCACCGAGAATGATAGTGCCGTCCTCGATATTGTCATCAATGATAACTGGTTTACCAAAGATATAGCCAACGTTCTCACGCTGTGCATCTTGTACGAAGATTGGTCGTTTGTTGCCATCTTCAACACCATATACTGTGTTGTATAACGTGGCATTGCTCATTGCAAACTTCGCATTTTGTGCATAGCCTCGTTTTAATAATCCTAATGCTTTAGTGAAATCCGTATATTTTCCAGATAACGTTAAGCTGTTTGATTCGTCCCAGCTCACACCTTTTAAGATACCTTGGCCTTGGCCTGAACCTGTACCATTGATTAATGCGTACTCAATAGCCTCTACAACGCAGTTTGTTAATTCTTCTACAAGGTAAGATTCAAACGCTGAAATACTCATCGTCTTAGCTTTCACTGAGATACTAAAGATTTTAATAATCTCATTAGCTTCAAACTTAACTGCAGTAGTTACTGCTTTGTCTGGTTCAACCTCTGCGCCTTCTACATGCCATTCAGCGCGTTCTTGTGGCGTAGAAATTGGAATCCGAATTTTAGTCGGCATATTGAATGAACGTACATTTGCAAGTAATCCCCCTTGTGTTCTAGCACGTCGAATCACTTCATTAAGTGTTTGTTCTGGAATAACCGCCGATGCGTCTGATGAAGAAGTAAAACCAGTTGCACGATTTTCAACACGTTGCTGTTCCATAGCGTGGTTGAAAGAACGTTGCTCTACATCTGATAATTCTTTGCCTAGCATCTTCTTAAAGAATGCTGATCTATATTCTTCTGTACCAAATACATTAGTATTTATAAATTCGTTGTTTGGTTTAAATTGTTGTCCTGTAATCGGATTGTATGAACGTTGTTCCACTTGTTCTTGCTCCTTTTCCTTGATATTTTCTTTTGCTTGATTTAAGCCTTCAATTTCAATATTTAACTTTGTGACATCTGCCTCTGGGTCGTTTTCGATTGTTCCTCTAATTTGCCCAGCTCGTGTTTCAATATCTTCAAGTGATGCATTGCGATAATGATTAAATGCTTCTTGTACTGTATTAAACATTTTATTTAATCTCCTTTGATTGTAATTTATTTAAACCGATTAAGGCTTGTTGTCTTGCTTGATATTTAAGTTCTGCTTCTTGAATTTGTTGTCGTGCCTCTACACTCGCCTCAGCATATGCGGGATAATTCACAACACTAAACTCAAGGACTTTGTCTATTTTGGTAATAGTTCGTGTGCGTGTATTCACATCATATTGACTGCCATCAGATACTGTGAAACCAAAACTCATGCCTGAGAGGTCGCCCCGTTTTACTGCCGTATAAACAGAGCGGGCTTCTTCCGTATCTGGTAAGGTAGCACGGAAATGCATACCAACATCATCAGTCCATATATCCATTGTCTTAGGTGATTTAGCTAGTGGTATACGATTCATATCATGAGACACTAACAAACGTGTATCGTTGAGTTTCAAACCATCTAACGCATTACGTTTAATGATTTCGGTATATGAACCTGTTGGCGTATTAATTTGAGTAGGTTTATTAAAAACAATTGCTGTTCCCTCGAGTACCATTTCGGTACTTTGGGAATCTGTTTGTATATCAGCACTTCTAATTTCCTTCATCTGCTTTAACCTCCTTGTCCGCCATCTGATAATTTTTCGCTAATGTTTTTTCGATATAATTCAAACTTTGAATGCGTTCATCACCATCATCTACATGAGGAAGATTCATTAAGTCACGTGCTTCATTAATGGTCAATAAACCGAGTGGCAACAATTCTTTGATAATCGTTGATTTCGATTGATTGCTTGCATACTGTAATTTTGATGATTCATATATAATGCGATTACTAAATGATTGTTCACGTTCAGTAAAAATCTTTTCGGTAAGCTCTGAGGATAACTGAATGGCGAAAGGTTCAATCACAGATTCAAAGAACGCTTGCCATGTGTTTTCATCATAACTACCCGTCACAATAGCTTCATTGATTCCTAGATACTCATATATCTTTTGTTTAATCACTTTTATTTGCGATGTATCTATTTGTACATCTGATATATTCAGTTGCTGGTAATCCATGGAAGTGTCTAATGGCACAACGCCACCGTTGTTTGCCATTGATAAATAGTTATTCGTAAATTCTTCTTTTGCCTGCTTTAACTTACTAGGACTCAATGCCTGATTGTATTTCAGAATCCCTCTGATTTGAGCCGAATTCTTAATTGCCTCAGTCATGCCTTCATTTTGAGTATAGGCAAGTTGTAACGTATTCATGATCGCATCGTTGTTATCTCCTAGTAATTCATTAGAGTTGAAGTGTCGACGTAATACCGCAATTTCTGAAATATGAAAATGAACGATTTCACCATCATTGAATAAAAATTTAAGATACATTTCGCCTGCACCATCAACCACGTATTCAACACTACTTGGCGTTAACGGATATAAGTTTTTCAAGTTGCCTTTATCGTCCTTTTGTACAAGGATAAACGCATTATTAAATAAGTAGTATTGAGTCGCTACTTTATAGAGAAAGTCATAACCACTCATATAAGGATTGGGTCTATTTTGTAAAATTCTGTTAATTTTATAGTTATTGAAGTCTTTTGTATTATTTACATGCTTACCTGATAACTTCGCAATATGTCGGGCAATCGTATCTACTGCACTGCGATATACATCGTTTGAATATGCATCTCCTGAAAACTGAGATAATGATTTAAAGCCACCCGTTAGCATTTCAAACTGTTGTGCAGTCGTTTGCTCAAACTTATCAAGTCCTAGCATCTTATTAATCCACTTCGGCACTTTGTCACCTACTTTATAGAATGTTTGTTCGTTTAATAAGTACATACGTTCGTTTTATACATCTAAATTATACCACACTAGGGTATATAAAGCTAGTTGTGGTAAGGGTTTAAGGGTATTTAACTGAGTTTCTTTTAATGTATTTTAGATAACTTTTTAGTCGTGCTAACACAAAATCGTAATCACCGTTAGCTATAATTTTATAATTAGTCCTTTTATTAGTGTTAGGTATAAAACTTTCACGCCACGCTACCCAATTGCTATCAATTTTTTCAAGATATACTTGCGAAACTTTACTTATTGAACAAAAGTATATTTCTTCTGATATTCCTGTGATTAATCCTATTTTTTCCGCCTGCTCGTCTAAACTGTAAATTTTATTAACGGCTTGCACTTCTAACAGTCGCCTCCCACTCTCTCTCGGTTATTACATCACCGTTTTTATTATCTCCTATTAATATCCTTAAAGGATCTATATCAACGTTACATTGTACGGCATAACTAACTGCTTTATATAGGTCATCATTTCTGTATTCACTTGTACCGTCTACTATTCTTTGGTAAGCACGTTTACCCTCTCCGCCTTTACCGTTAGCTAAATGCTCGAAGTTGTTATTTGGTAACACGTTTTTTACTGAATAAGGTTCAAGTGTTTGTTGCGTGTAATTGCCATGAGTTGAAAAGATACGTTTCTCAAAATCTCCTTCGTATTCTTTAACTTTTATCCCGTTATGTTTATACTTTCCTTTTAATGTCCGACTGCCTGCAAGCACAAAATAATTATTGCGATGTGCTTTTATATCTACAGACGGTAAATAACTTATTTTCTGACCGTATTCAATCCCTTTACGTTTCCTGAATATAATATGTTTGCCACCACTCGGCGTAGTTTGAACAAGTGTACTTTGTGCGTTAGTTACAATCTCATCGTAATAAGGAATGTACTTAATACTATCAAAACCGTCTTTACCTTCTTCATGATTAATATCAATATCGACACACCACACGCCTCTTGTGAGTACACCTAACACATGAGTGTAGTGATATAAATATTTGTGTTGTTCAATAAAATCATCAGTTATATCAACATCTGCAAACGTAACACTAGGCTTTTTATATTTGTTGAGCGGTATAATTTGAATATTCTTTTTTAATAATTGTTTCGCAACATGATAACCTGACAATTGGTAACCTCCTTTATTCCTCACCATCATTGCCGACTTTTTTTCTAAAAGAGCATTTATATTTTTGTTTATTAATTTACTGATGAAAATAATGGAAATGTTGGTGAGGTATTGTTATATCAACGGATTTAATGGTGAGTATAATGGTGATGTAATGGTGATGCTCACCTACAATTATTATTTATCTTTCTAAAAGGTTATAAGCCATATCGAATAATTCTTGATTACCTATTTCGTGTACTTTACAACTTTGACCTTCTAACCATTTGTCTTGCCTTGTTGCTACACCTATTCTTCTCATATCTTGCTGTGCTTTTTTAAATTTCAAACTTTTATAATCCTCTTGAATTAACCGTTGCAATGTTTCATCGCCTGCAGGAACAAACCCTTGTTTTTTAAGCATTTTCAATATAACGACTTGCGTTTCAGTCAATTCATCTTCACTAAAATAATGTTTTAATGTAACATCATTGAACTTGAATTCACCGCCTATTGATTTAAGGTGATCTAAACTTACAATCAGAAATGAAATAGCAGAAGCCACTGAACATTTGTCATTAGGTTTAACAAAATTCCAATATGGTTCAAAAACTTTGTAACGTTCTTCGTCTGTTTCGTGTACCGGTCTATCTTTAAGCGATATCTTAACTGTGCGTGTCGTATTTGCTGTAATCTCTCCAGTATCTACATTTTCGTTTGTATCTAACACAAGAACAGATTTATTTCGAAAAGAAAATGCGTTTCTACCAATTCCACGACCTGATATGATTTCACCTGTAGCTATTTTTCTTAATATACGCATCATAGGTTTAGTAATTTCACCCGTTTCATTTGCGTGTGCTAAGTCTGCACCGTAGAAACTCATCCACTCATTCGCTGATTCAAAGCCACCCGCAATAAGACTATCAAAATTAACCTTATTCACTTTTAACAACTCATTGAATGTTTCCATAAGCAAGCCTTTTCCTGAACGTCCAAAATCTTTCATCAAGAACCATTTTTCAGCTTGCACTAATTTCATTTTTCGAAATATCACATAGGCATGCAAAAGCATAAGATTATTCTTACTTTTGTTATTTTCGGTAACTAGATTGAAAAACTTTTTTGGAATTTCAGTATCAATATCTGATAACTTCACATCATATTTGAGTATGAACAACTCATTTTCATCAAGTTGCCTTTCGGTCAATTCAAGATTTCGACAATCATATATAAAATCATTCCCAGCAAATGCAAAAGGGTATATTTTGTATTCGTGTGTTTCTCCTAAATGCTCTCGATACAACTCAAGCATTACTTCGATAAAATCATTGATCTGATGTTTATTATCGACTGGATATTCAAGCGCAAAATTTGTTTCATCAATAGCAATATATCTATTTTTCTTAACCATCAAAAATTGTTCCAACTCATTTGAGTAAATAACTTTCTCAGAAATTAAGTCAGCGATGAACTTTGCGTAATTATTGAATTTATCAGCCTTAAAACGTGCTGTTTCTTCTTCGTTCTCAGTTTTCACAAAAACTGTACCGTAAATCATTCCTAATTCACGTGGTATTATGGTATAATCTAAAGTAAGATTACTTATATAATCGCCTACTACATCATCTTTTTTTCTGTGATAAAGGTTACCTTTATTATCAAAGATTTGTTTTTCAGTATAGATAGAAGCGAAATTAATTCGCTTGCTAATCTCTTTAATTCTTGACAAATTTGCTGTATTTACATAATCTAATTTTGAATGAAACTCTAAATGTCTTTTGTATAATTCAACTTCATTCATATAATCAACCTCGCTTTTATGTTATTATTTGAGTGAGTATTTAATTAAATACTTTGTTCTATGCGTTATCAGTTCTGTCGCCAAACTTCGCTGATGACGCTTTTTCTATATCATTTAATCTCTGAATAAGTTCCTCAAATTCTTTTAAGTAGCAATGCATTAGATCGAATGTTTGTTGATGTTGTATACGTGATTCATGATAACCGTATGCGTATGTCATCAAATCACTTTTTGTTTCTGGTCTTTCCTCGAATTTGAACATATCATCGCCGAACCACGAGTGTGTGCTTAAAAGAAAATCATATTTCTGTTTTAATACTTCTAAACCCGCTTTCAAATTTGCTAATTCCCAGTTCATTATGCGTTGTCTCCTTTGTAGAAATTAATATATTCTGGTCGATTTCTCTCAATGGCTTCAATTAATTTTTCAATACGTACTTTAGCAAGATACAAATTATTCAAATCATCTTCACGTGAGAAATAACTAATTTCATCTGGAATATCATAATATTCATCTGTACTTTTAGATCCTAAGGTTGTTAAAATTTCTATTGCTTCTTTATTAGCTTCGAACATTCTACGAAAATCTGTTGCTAATTCTAAAATGTCCAATTCTCCAATTTCCGTGTAACCTCTCGCATCTACAATTGTTTGAATAAGTTCAAAATCTCTTGATTCTCTATCATCTTTACTTAGCTTCTTAGTATGAATACGGTCACTATATAATAAAATCATTACTTCTTTACCTAATTTTTCTTTAAAAGTTTTAATATTTTTCATTCTTAACTCCCTACCTTTTTCTTATTTTTGATTTCTGTAATACGTGATAAATCCATTTCTAACACTGCAATTTGAACATCGTTATTGATTTCAGGAAAATACTGTTCAAAAACTTGTGGTGATACATTTAAAAGCAGATTGTGATTCGTATCTTTGATGTTGTACCAGCCAATAATAGTTTTTGTAATGATTACTTGTTGTTTCATAATGCTTTCCTCCTTATTGTGCTACTGGAAATTCAGTTGAGAATAATTGCTCAATTGGAATGCCATACATTTCGCTGAGTGTGCGTGCCTCTGGGAGCGTGAAATATGCTTTTCCAATTTCTTTTAGGCTATAGCGCTGTGGTGATAAATTTAACTTTCTAGCCACGTAGTTTTGCGTATGTCCGTGTTCCTTTCGTGTGATATATAAAACTGGATAATGAATTTTTGTCATTTTTATTCCTCCTCGATCCAACTTTAACCAATAAACCCAACTTTTTAAACACCTTATTGGTTACAAATGTAATATACTACCTTTATTTTTAAAAGTCAACCACTTTATTGGTTAATAAACCAAAGAAATTAGTATACAATGGTAAAAAAGAGAAAATGAAAGGAGAACTATTTATGATTGTCACTTCTAAATTACGTTTATTGATGGCTGAGCATAACTATTCTATTCAATATGTACATAGTAAGACTGGGTTATCTCGAACTACCATTTCAAATTTATATAACGGTTATAGCGATGGAATTAAATTCGATACACTAGGGAAACTGTGCGAGTTGTTAAACTGTACACCTAATGATTTACTGCTTTTAACTGATATTAAAATCATTGAAACGCATTATGAGCTTAAATATTCAAACATTAGCGAAATGAAATACGGTAATGTATATTCGTGTATATGCTATATAATTTTTTCTCTTGATAGTAAAATTATGAATTTGGCAATTCCTTTCTTAATTGATTACGCACCATATGATAGAGATTTCCCTTACGTTTCGAGCGCTCATATATATCTTGAAAATCATGACAATGAAGATATATCTAAATCATTAAAACTTAACGGAATTATTAGTAAAGACTTAAACAATTTTTTAGAAAAACACTTATTAAGTAACTTTGGAGAAAGCGAATTAGGTAAAAAAATATTAGATATGCCACCAGAAATTGAATACTCTTTTGACTAAATAGGTGATACACATGACACATGATTTAAGACTATCCCACAATATTTATAAAGACAGTAAACGTGGCACATACTATTTCCGTATAAAATACTATGATAAAACCAACAGTCGTAAAGAAATTAGAAAAAGTGGCTTCAAACAACGTAAAGAAGCTGTGAAAAAGTGTAATGAAATCATGGACGAATTAGAGGGCATAGGACAACTTAACCGCCTGCCGTTTGATAAGCTCGTTGAGGAATACATAGACTGGTATTCAGCACGTCGTAAGTCATCTAGTGTAAAAGCATTAAAGACACATACAAATAACCACCTGCTACCTTATTTCAAGTCTATGGACGTGTTTAAAATTACTACACAAGATGTTATGAAGTTTCAGAATAAGAAATTAAAAGAGGGGCATTCTGGAGATTACTTAAAGAAGATGCATGTGTATTTAGTATCATTATTGAACCATGCTATGAAGTTTTATGATCTAAAACAAAATGTAGCTTCACTTGTAGGTAATTTTGAAATAGAATCTCAGAAACGGTTAAACTATTGGACGCTAGAACAATTCAATCAATTCTATGAGGCGCTGGCTACACAACAACAAAAGCTATTCTTCAAATTATTGTTTTACTCTGGCGCACGTAAGGGAGAAATCAGGGCGCTTACATGGCATGATGTGAATTTCGATGATGAATTTATCCATATAAATAAAACGGACTATCACGGCGAAGTGACAGTCCCTAAAACGAAGTCAGCCATACGTGATATATACTTGCCTACTCACATGATGGAGGACATCAAAGATTATTTAATTTGGTATAAAGAGAATAACATATATAAAGACGATTATGTATTGTTTGGTACATTCTTTAAAGCATATAGTGAATCTACAATTGATCGTTGGTTTAATACTGCATTAAAAGTATTAGATGAACAACTTCCTGAAGGTCAGACATTCCCTAGAATCGTAATCCATGAACTACGGCATAGCCATGCGTCTATGTTAGTCAATCATGGTGCTAGTATTATGGTAATTGCACAACGTTTAGGACATGCTGACAGCAATGAAGTATATAATAGATACGGACATTTGTACCCTAGTACACAAAAAGAGATAGTTAAATACTTATGAGGTGATTAATTATGAGGTTGTTTAATTGGGAGATTATTAATGAAACGAACTATGATATAACTTGTGATCACATAGGCAAAGATATAATTATTGTTAAAAAAGGAACAAGTAGCCAACTTGCATATTTAAAATATAATTCCGAAAAAGATATTTATACCGTAGACGAAAAGGTTCATAAATTAATTGTACAAATCAATACTATTAAAAAATCAATCATAATAAACGAAAATGTTGCGCCCTAA